CTTTCCTGATACAGATTCCGGGTATTGATCCTAAGTTCCTTGGCAAAGAGTTGCTGAAACGTCTGGATGATAAGATGGATTTAACAGAAGCAATTATAGATAAGTTGCCCTCAATCGTTGCTCAGAATATGATGCAAGGTGCGAAGGCTCAAGCGCAGGGTAGAGGGGGCAAAGCCCCTGAAGCGCAAGGTGGTCAGGGGGGCAATAATGCTCCGCTACCAAAACCATCTGGTGGTGGTAAACCACAAGTTGGGATAAATGTTTAACAATTAACCAAAGGACGTATTATGGCAGAAGAAGAGCCACAGGAAACGGAATCGTCCCCCGTTTCTGAAGAAGTTGTTACAGACGAGTCTACCACAGAAGTTGCGGAAGACACGGCATCCCCGTCAGATGCCACAGAAGTGGAAGCAGAAGCCGAAACAGAAACCTTAGAGAGTGCAGTGCAAGATGCACTTGGCCCTCTAGAGGAAGATGTTGTTGTGGCAGAAGCGGAAACTACTGAAGAGACTGAAGTCACGGAACCAATTGAAGCCTCTGAAGAAACACCAAAATCGGAGGACTACAAGGACGTTCCATTTAACAAGCATCCAAGGTTTCGGAGTCTCGTAGCCGAAAAGAACGAGCTTAAAGAAACAACGGCAAAACTTCAAAATGATTCAGAACAGTATGCCAAGATCACAAATTTTATAGAGAAGAACAACTTAACTGCAAAGGATTCAGTTGAGGGGTTTAAAATAATGGCAGCGATTAGGAATAATCCAGACCATGCCTATAAAATGCTGGCACACCATTTAGGCAATATGTCTAAAGTTACTGGAAGAAGTATACCAAAAGACATCCAAGCGAAAGTGGACGATGGGTTTCTTGATGAGGATGCAGCAAGAGAGTTAAGCCAAACAAGAGCAAAACTAGCAAGGGTACAAAATCAGCGTAAAGTTGATCATGCTAAGAATGCGAAGCAACATTCGGCACAGCAGAGTGATATGCTTACAAATTCATTGCAAACGTGGGGTGAAACTACTTTAGCTAAAGACGTTGATTTTAGTCTCAAGCAAGAAGAATTTAATGATCGTGTCGTTGCGTTAGTGAATGAGCGAGGACAGCCACAAACTCAGGCAGATGTATTGGGTCTTGTAGAAGATGCATATGCAACTGTTAATGAGAGATTCAAGGCTAGACAACCTCAACCAAGCGCAATGAAGACGGCAACAGGTGGTAAACTTAGTGGAACGCCAATAGTAGAGCCTGTCTCTTTAAGAGATGCAATTACGCAGTCTTTGAACCAGTAAAACTATTTGTGTGTGGGGATGTTCCTTATATAATATAAAAGGAATAAAATGGCAGCTTTAACAGCCGACCAATTGGCTAACGTAGCCAATGCCTCTTTAGATTTTTTTCTAAATAAAGGGGACGTTTTAAGCCAGACTATTCAAGATAAACCGCTCTTTAGTGCTATGGACAAAGGTTCCAAAAGCTATCCGGGTGGTAAGGGTCTTGTTGATCTGGCAGTCAAGGGAGTATATGAAACTGCGTTAGCTGGCTATACAGCCACAGATGCGGTGGCATACACAAACCCTGACCATATCAAACGTGCTAAGTATACTTGGCACGAACATCACATTGGTATTGAAGTAACTCATACCGAACTTAAACATGATGGAATTTCCGTAAACGATGCGCTTACTGGAGAAACCTCAAATGTTTCTGGAAGGGATAAAACTGTTCTTGTAAATCTTTTTAAAGACAAAATGGAAGATATGCTAGAAGGGTATTCCAGAGGTATGAATAACTTGTTGTATACCGATGGGACTTCAACAACTGCTATGACCGGAATACGGGGTCTTATAGCGGATAACCCAGCAGCAACAAGTGCCGCAGTTGGAACACTAAGAACGGATACGAACACTTGGTGGCGTAATCGTTTTGATGTTGCGATTGCTGCGACAGCAACGGGGCAAGTCTTAATTGATAAGATGCATCAAGAAATTCGCCAGTTACGCAGATATGGGGGGAAACCTTCAGTCGCTGTGTGCGGTAGTACCTTTCTTGATCAACTTACAACTGAGTTGAAGAGTAAGGGTAACTTTACTCAATCTGGTTGGAACGGGAAACAAGACATTAGTATGGGTGAAGTATACTATCAGGGAATTCATTTCCAGTATGACCCAAGTCTTGATGATCTTACTATTTCTGGTAAGACCCCATCTAAGCGGTGCTACATTATTGATCCGTCTAAAATGTACCTTATGTACATGGATGGTGAGAAGATGAGTCGGCATTCGCCAACTCGCCCACATGACAAATATGCTATTTATCGTGCGATAACTACCACAAGCGTTTTGTGTGCAAGTCAACTTAACTGTCATGGTGTTTACGAAATAACGTAAATCCTGACTTAAACTAGGCAGTCTTTCGGGACTGCCTAACCTTAATAAGAAACTAATATGGAAAATGTTTATCGAGCAAATGTGGCAATTGGCGGTGACACTGGAAGCACAGTAGTAAAAGAGGGAATTTCAGTCCCAGAGTTATCAGTATTACAACATCTACATGGAACTGGTGCAATTGATCGTATTGTCTTAACTGGCAAGGAAGATATGACATCAGACAGTGAACGGGAGAGATTGGGAAGGATTTATAAAGCAAAATTTACCGAATTATATGGAGCATTTGGGGAATTACCATTTAATGTAAAATCTTTAAAAATATCAGACGCTTGCTTTTTAGATGGTGGGCCTCCAATAAACGCAAAAAAAGGAATAAATGGCAAGGAACACGACTCTACAAGTCCTGCTGAATGATCTAAGAAGCGAATCAGGCCACGCAATTTCATCAGCCCTTGGGAAGGCCACTCAAGAGATGATGGTAAATCTTCTGAACAGGGTACAGCGTAGACTCTGGGAAGATTTTGCATGGCCCTTTCTACAGGTCAAAAAGGACATAACCTTACAGGCAGGATCACGATACTACGATATTCCGTCTGGGATAACACTAGAGCGAGTGCAAAATGCTTCGTTTAAAAACGGGTCATCATGGCACAAGATTACCTATGGAATCTCGACTTATGACTACACAATCCACGATTCTGATACGGGGGATCGCTCATGGCCTATTTACAAATACGAAGCGTATGGTGCATCTCAAGTAGAGGTTTGGCCTATTCCCAGTGAGAATGCAAATACAACGACAGGAGATGGCCTGTTTAGGTTAGAAGGTACAGGCAATCTCAGTACCTTTATTTCCATGGATGACACCGCAGATTTAGATGATCAACTGATTGTACTTTTTGCCGCCAGTGAATTATTGACTCGACAAAAGTCTCCTGATGCACAAATGAAGGGTCAACAAGCGCAAGTGCATTACCAAAGATTAAGAGCAAGATTATCTAAAACTGAACCGCTAGTCCTTGGGGGAGAAACAGCACAGAATACCCAACTGCATATTCATCAGGTAAGCTAAATGCCATACGTATTAGTGGAGGATTTTAAAGCCGGGATTGACACTCGCAGAACTTCAGTAACGTCTGTGCCGGGTAGTCTGTATGGACTAAACGAGGCAGGTACGGCTGGTCTAACGAATGCACATATCACAAGAGGTGGTGAGATTGAGAAGCGCAGAGCCTTTAAACTCTGGGCAACACTCCCGTCTGGAACATTTGGCCTAGCTGCCGGAGGTGGCAATGTATATGTATTTGCTGACTGTCACTCCGGGCGACCTTCCATGACAGGACAACCCGAATCACTTTCTGTTCTAAAGTGTGAAAGCAGATACAAGGGGAATGCTGGCGAAGAAGATATGGCGAAAATTCTAAGTGTGGACTTTTTCGATGGGAAACCTTATGCGGCAGTAGAGTTTGAAGACGGCTTAATTAATCACTATTGGGGTGATCACGATGACCCGGGGCAAAGCCAAGAAGCCACTGAAATTACAAGTTTGGATGCGGCAGCCAACACACTAACTAGAGCCTCACATGGGATGGCAAATGCTACAGTAGTCAGACTGACTACTACAGATACTTTGCCTACGGGGTTTGCTCTAGCCACAGATTATTATGTAGTTTCTACGGCAACTAACACCTTTCAACTTGCGGCAGCCGAAGCAGGAAGTCCAATATCTTTTTCTGGTGGAACTGGCACACACTACTTCCAGAGTGGGGTTGCCATGAACCGAATCATCCAGCAATATGATGGACGAGCGAGAGTTGGTTTTTCGGTTACTGGGGGAGGATTAACACAAACTACAGGAACAGCAGCAGTAGGAACAGTTGTGGTTAATGCAGGGTCAGAATTTGCAGGAAACAATATATTGTTCCTCCGTGTAGATAATGTCGATATTATAACTGGAACAATTGCCCATACAGGGAACAACAACACAACTGCTGCGGCAATTGCAACTGCAATCAATGCAAAAACCTCAGTACCAAATTATACTGCAACAGCAATAAGCACTGCAACAGTAACAATAACAGCGGCAGATAAAGGAACGACAGCAAACGGGAAAGCAATAACTTCCAGTACAGAAGGCGATTTTGGGTTAGTTAATGGAACGTCACCCTTGGCTGGGGGTATTGACAATGCAATCACCAATATCACAATGGATGGCATATCCATTATTCGTGATCCTATTCTCTGGGAAACGTCACATACTGATACTGCGACCAAGATTGCAGATGAAATAAACTCAACAGCAACCTCACCAGAGTGGGAGGCAGTGGCTAGTGGGAGTGTAGTCACAATTATAGCAGAGACACAAGGGGC